CCTAGACATTACTTGCTGTAGTTTTAAATGTGTAAGCTGAATCATGTCAGCGAAACCTGTTATACGCTTAACTAGTGACTCTATCTTGCCGTTGTACATTCTAGGAGCAACTATAGAATAAGGCATCTTAACTTTAGTAAAGTCACTTTTTGGCCTCATCATATTTTTAGCCATTTGCCACTTTATAAGCTTATCCGTACCTAGTATCATAGCACCCTCGTACAAGCACTCTATAGATCTTTGCAGCTTAGAATAATCCACAACATCAGTTGGAGGATTAAACGTATCGTCTTTTTCTATTAACTTTTCAGCTCCACTTCCAGTTTCCTTAACCTTATAAACCTCATTCATGTAGGTTTTGTAGTTAAAATATAGAATTTGAATTTTGTTTTGATCTTCTCTATCTGTAGAGTACCTACTGTTATTGTTGTTCTTGTTGTAAGAAGAACTAGATCTTATCTCTTCTAAGTCTTCTTGGTTTAAGTGAGGAAACTGTTTTGCTAGCTCGTTTATAGGTATTGACTTAACCTCGCCTACATAGTAACAATCTTCAAAGTAAGGAGAGTCTGTATAAGAGTATACTAAGTTAGCAGGATCAACGTAATCTATTGTTATTCCCTCTGAAGTTGTGAAAGAGTTTTTTATAGCTGCAATGCCAAGCACCGCTAAATCATAGTAAAATCTTTTTTTAGTAAGCTCGTATCTGTTTCCATCCATTAAAACATTTAAAGCTTGCTCTTCGGCTAATTCTACAGCTTGCTTGTAATTCAGCTGCATGTGCAGTTGTAGTTCTTCCATTGTTTGAGGAAGTATCTCTTCGCCGCTTTCTTTTAAGTCAATACCAAAGTCTTTAGCAATAATATCGTTAAAGTCTTTGAAGTCCATGTCAGACATAATGTTCTCCATGTACTCTGTTCTTTTGTCAACTCCGTTTTGAGACTGAGAGTAGGCTTTTATATCGTACGTTCTTTCAGCAATACCATTAACTACTATATCTACAAACTTTGGTATAACAGGAACTGGGCTCCAGTCTAAGTTTAAATAAGAAAGATCACCGTTTATAGATAATTCGTCTTTGTACTTTTGAATAGACTGTTCTCCTCTAGCGTATAATCTTAAATTGTGAAAATCATTGCTATTGTTTTTATACTTACCAGAACTCCTATCGTTGTAGAACCATTCAGTTTCAATAGCTTTACCAACTTTTAAGCCGTAGTCGTAACTAAGCTTTTCAGCGTCGCTTACAGTTTGACTTGGAAAATAACTTTTTATAACAGACTCTGCCATACTTTTATTTTATTATTTTAGATGCACCACCAGTATTTGTATACCGTGATATGTTTATGTTTAGCTTTGGTTTTTGCACTTCCGCGTGTGGTCTATATAAATGTCTATTGCAAGCCATAATAGCTAGCCCTGAACTTATTGCTGCATCAAACTTTGTACGTTTATTAATATCAAACCTACTCCATTCATTTAGCGTTTGGTTAAAGTACACGTTACCATAGTTACCGTCACCCATGTGACCAACGTGGCTTTGTATGTACATTTCTATAGCAGCAGCGTGAGCTTGTTTTATATCTTCACTAGAGTTTGGTATACCACCAACTTCTTTTTCTGCAACAGATAACTTGTTCCAAACTTTGTCAGGTCTGTTCATACTGAAACCTCTATACCCTCTACGTTTCAAGTAGTAAAGTAACCTAGGCTTATTATTCTCAGCTAGTATTGGCATACCATAAAATACTAATGCCATCAATACGTCTTCAAAAAATATTTCAGCGGTTTGTGGTCTTGCAATATATTCTAAGAACATGTGATTCGGTGGTGCATCTTCCATGCTAAACTTTGTTAATCCGTGTAAAGCACCTTTAGATCCTCTACCATCAACTGTTCCACTAATATCGTAGCTGTCACATCCAAACGCACCCACGTGCTCATTACCTGGATGTTTAACTCCGTTCTTTGTTATTACTTTATTCTGAAGGTGGTGAGGTGGCGTCCAACTTATATTGAACCTTCCTTTTGGATCAGGATAGAAAACTACCTTAGAATCCTTAATGCCATTCTCCCATTGAAAATTACCCGTGTTAACCACAGAGCTATTTCTCATTCCTTCATTATAATCTATTTGTTCGTATATCTTAACTAAATTAAATATACTGTTGTTTGCCTCGTCTCTAAAAGCGTGTTCTGTTGTTCTAGGAAACTGACGGTAAAATTCATTTAACCCGTCTTGATCTCCTTTTAATCCTTCAGCTTCATTTTCCCAGTGTTCCACTATACCAATATCAATTACTTCACCATCTGGTCCAAGCACTTCGTCATCTGGACTTTCAAATACTGGTTGACCGTACTGATCAATAAACCCTTCGTAATTCCACTCCATTGGTATGAATAAGGAATATAAGCCAGACTTTGTTTGTCCATTTTTGTTTCTGCTAGTAACATCTGAATCATTGTAAAGCTTTTTAAAGTTTTCACCACCCTTATCTAAAGAGTTAGATGTTGAACCCATCATGCATTTTCCTATGATTCTACTACCTAGTCTTAAGCAGGTTTTTGTAACCCGCCAGTTGTTGAGTATGTTGTCTGGTCGTTCCCATTTACCACTCTCATCGTGTACCAGTAGCGCTAGCTTTTCACCATCATAACTGTTGTCACCTGTGTTCTTCCAGTCAATCGTAGTGTCAAGACCTTTTATCTCTTCTAGTTTTTCGTTAACCTCTATTTTCTTACGAGTAAACTTACTCGCCGGTACACGATATGCTAGCTCAGACTTTGGTCTGTCCATACCATCTTGTATTGGCTTGAAAAAGAAAGGATAGTTTATTGATATAGGTACAACCTTATCTGTAAACATCTTCTTGGCATCAGCACCACTTTTAGATAGTATTCCATATCTACTATCACTTGATATTGTAGCTAAGTTAACCGCCTCAGCTGAGCTCATAAAAGAAAAACCAGAACGTCTATTCTTAAGATAACACATACCGTAGCATCGTTTATCAGCCTTACAAGCTTCCCAAAATATAAAGAATAATCTATTTGCCTCACGAAAGTCTGGAGCGCCAACGTCAATCTTACTCCACTGTAAATACATATAGTGTGTACCTGTTATATACGTAGGCGTTCCATTATTATTAAACCAAAAACCACCGCTACGCCTATCGAACTCTCCGTCGATGTAGTCGTGCCATTGTTCTTTTTGATCTTCCGGATACGCTTTCCAGTCAAATATTGTTTTAATCTTTTTAAGTACTTCAGGTTTTTCAAGTTGTTTCCACTTTTTATGTTTGTTGCTATACACATCTGTAGGCGGCTTAGGCAAAGCTATGCGTAGGTTTTGTATTTCGTATATTTCACCGATCTGACCGTTGTTAGAAAGCACTACAACGTCGTGCTCTTTGTTATAGCCATACTTCCACTTCTTGCCTTTGTTAAGCCTACTTATTGTAGTCTTTTTTATTGGCTCTACTATTTTGTATAAAGTTTGTTCGTACATTACTTAGATCTACCTTCGGCAAAGCCCTTAAAAACCTTCTCTTCTTTCTTTTCAATAGTCTTACCCTCGAGTAGAGCTTCCTCTTCTTGAATACGATTAAGTATCTCAAAGGCGTCAAAGATAGCGAGCTTCTTTGTAGCAGCAGCGTTCTTAAGTCTATCGGCAGTAATGTCATCATCACCATCAACAATAGCTTCTTTTGCAACCTTGATAAGTTCTTCAACGGCTTTATGTCCAGCTTGGATTATATTCTTCTTCGTTTCCTTGATATTCATATTTAATTGTAATAAAGTTAGACATTACTCTATATAGTCTTTCACCATCTACGACAAACTCGTACTCACTACTTGGCCTGAAGCCAACTAAGTCACCAGTACCTACAGTTCCATCAGAATACTTAACAATACCTACTAAAGGTTTTTCTGATTCAGTGTTAAATTGATCAATAGCTTTTATAGGCTTAACAAAGCAGTAGCCTTTTGGAGCTTGCCACTTGTCTTTATTCTTGTATAGGAATATTTGATCTGTAGATATTAGATATGTGTTTTCGTCAAAGTAAGCCTTGCTGTTTCTTTCTCTTCCTTTAACATCGTGCCAGCGTCTAAAAACGTTGTGGTGTACCATAACTTCGTTGCCAGGCTTTATATCAGTTTCACCTACTGTAGGTGTAGATATAACTTTAGCTGTGCGGTTCACGTGTTGATGGTTAAACACCTCCGTGTTTATTATTAGTTCAGAGTCACCTACTTTTTTAGTGTTGTTGTATCTTTGTCCAACAGGTGTTACAACAAAGTTGTAAACGCTCTTCATTAATATTGTAGGTTATATTCTACAGAAACGGCCATGTTCTTGTTAAAGTCTTTCCAAGGTAAAACATCTTTACCTTTTTTAATGTAAACTGAAAACTTATCCTTTTCTTCTATAATATCGCATATAGTATGACCACCATACACTTCTTGCCCCACGGCATAGTGCATAGCGTCATTCTTATAATCTTTCCCGATACTAATCTTTCTTATCAGCTTCGACATCTTCTTTGTAGTTTATAGTTCCATCTTGAATATTAATGTCAAACGTACCGTACTCTTTTTCAAACTCTTCCTGCATAACAGATAAAGAATCTTGAATTTTAGCAATGTCATGTAACATGTTATGCTTTCTAGTTTCTAGCATACCTAGATCTAGCTGAGCACGGTTGATATGATTTACAGTAGCTTGAACCTTCTGTAATTGTTCGTCTGTAATTTTCTCTGCCTTAGGTTTAAGGTCAACGATTTTATCTCCTTTTGGAGTCTTTCTTTTTGCCATGATTTAATTTAATTAAAGTTAATTGTCTGTTACCTGCAGTTTTCTACGGCCGCAACTACACCGTTTGTTATTTGTATGCTCGCAAAGCTTCTGTTATCAGCTGTTACTTTGTAAAACCCGCTTTGCAAAGCTCCTCTTCTATCGTCAGCTCTTCTTGAAATGTAAACTTTATCGTTAACACGAGGAATTGAAGCACTACCATTGTGGTAATACGTTTCACCAAGAGAGTCTCTAGTGT